CCGGATTGTCCGGGCGGGGGCGCAGGATTACACCAAGCGCCAGCACATCTACGTCACCCCGCAGGACACGCGGACCGACGTCACCAATCAATCCCGCAAGCAGGTTCTCGGCCTGGCCCGCTACTGGTTCTACAACTCGCCCGTCGTCCGCGGAGCCATCGACTGCATGGTGCGCAATTCGATTGGGCCTGGCATCAAAATGCAGTCTCGCACCTCCGACGAGGGCTGGAACCGCGCCACGGAAGAATGGCTGGCCAACTGGTCCCTGGCTTGCGACGTCCGCGGGCTTTTGGACTGGAACACGATCCAACAGGTCGCCACTCGCACCATGCTGCGCGACAACGAGCTTTTTGTCCTGCTCACCGACAACGGTGACGGATGGCCCATGCTCCAACTCGTCGAATCGCACCGCTGCGAGACACCCGCCTATCTCAACGGCGAGCGCCGGGTCATCGATGGCGTGCGGGTCAACGCCCAAGGCCGCCCGCTTTCCTATTACATTAACCTAGGCGACACCGACAAATTCAGCGAGGTGCAGAGCCCGGACGTCATCGTCCTGGCCGAACGCGATCGCGCCGACGAGCTCCGCAGCCTTTCCCGTCTGGTCACTTGCTTAAACCTGATTCAGGACCGCGAGGAGATTTTGACCAACACCATGGTCAGCGTGAAACGCTCCAGCACGATCGGCCTGGCCCTCGAGGGCGAGGGGAGCGCCGGATTCTTTGGGCCGGAGACCACCACCACGGACGGCATCACCACCGACCGGATACTTGGCGCCGGTGCCATCTGGAACGTGCCCAACGGCCGCAAGATCCGCGAAATCAAGGACGACCGTCCCAGCCCGAATCTTTCCGAGTTCATGGATCAGTTCCTCCGGGCCGTGGCCGCCGGGCTTGGCCTGCCTTACGAGTACCTGTGGAAAGCGGATCTATCGGGCCCGTCCCAGCGCTTTGTGCTGGCGCAGGCCCAGCGCAGGTTTGATGAAATTTCCCAAGCCATCATCACCCAGCTCGTTTCCCGCGTGCGCCTATGGGCGTTGGCCAAGGCCATCAAGCGCGGCGATCTTACCCCGCCCCGCGGCATGGACCGCTGGTGGCAGGCCACCTATCACACGCCCAAGCAGACCACCATTGACGCCGGGCGTGACAGTGCCGCCGACCGGGAGGACCTGAAGCTGGGCCTGACCTCGTACGCATCCATCTACGCCGCCCGCGGAGAGGATTGGCAGGACGCGATCGACCAGAAAATCGCCGAACAAGCCTACATCCGGGCCAAGTGCGACAAGGCCGGCATTCCCGTCAGCGAGGTGCAGTTCATCCCCAACCAACCCCAGCCGGCACCCGTCACACCGCCCAGCGCCCAGCCGGCTGATGAGCCCGTGGCCGTCACCCCGCAGCCGGAGCTGGCGGCCGGCACCGTCAGCGTGTCCATGTCCGCTCCGGTGGAGACAAGCCTGACGGAGACCTTCAGCATGAAGGACGACCCGGATCTGGAGCTTTCCGACAAGGAACTGGACATGGTGGCCAAGGCCGTCGGTTTAAAGAACAAACGTCCCGCAAAAAAGAAGCGCGGTTGACGAGCGCAGCCAAGCTATGACTGAAAAAAAATTCAAGGGCATCTCCGTCATCACCGCAGGTCCGGCCTTGGGCCACGGCATGGTAATCGACGCGGAGACTCTTTCCCAAGTTGTTGAAAAAGGAAACGAAGCGGGGCAGGTGAAGGTGCTGTCGGATCACTCGTCCTCCGTCTCCAACATCATCGGCTATCTGGAAAACTTCGGACTGGACGGCGGCCGTGTTCGCGCCGACCTGACTCTTTTTGAGAGCCACGAAGGCTTTGCTTACTTCAGTGAGCTCATCAGCACCCTGCCAGGTCAGATCGGCTTTTCAATCAGCTTTAGCGGGGTACCACGCGAGGCGGCCGACGGCACGCAACTGGCCGACGTTCAAACCTTGTTTTCTGTTGACCTTGTGACCTCTCCAGCCGCCAACCCAACCGGGGTTTTCCATGCGCGGGTTGACAGCAAACAAAACGCCGTGACCAAAGAGACTAAGCTAGAGACGCCCGCCACGGAAGCGGAGCCCGTAGCCCCGGCGGCCCCGGAAGCAGATCCATCTAAAATGGCCGAACCTACCCTTTCCGACATCAACGCCAAGCTGGACGCGATTATGGCCATGCTGCAGGCCGATGTCGTCGAGGACGTGGTCGAGGAACCGATGGCTGCCAAGGCCGAGGAAAAGAAACTCGAAGCCGCCTTGGCGGAAGCTCCCGTGGCCGATGAACCCAAGGCCGAGCCTGCTCCGGAGCCCGTGGCCGCAGAAGCAAAGGTAGAGGAGATCAACGCCGAGGCGCCCGCGGCCAACGAAACCGCGGCCCTCAAGGCCGAGCTCGCCGCCAGGGTCATCGAACTGGAAGCCTCACGCGGCATCAAGCCCATCGACGTCGAAGTTTCCAAAACCATTTCTCGCGCTGAATTGCTGGCGCAGTTCAACGCAGAAAAGAATCCCCGTCGTGCGGCGGAGATTTTTAAACAAATCAAGTTCGCACGATAACCTAACCAGGAGACACAAACACCATGGCTAACACACTCGGCTCGGTCTCCAACGGCAAGGCCATTGCGCAGCGCGCACTGACCACGCTGGTGGATTCCCTGCCCTTCCTCACCAAGGCGGTCACCGATTTCTCGGATGTTCCCGCCAAAATGAACGACACGATCACCACCCACCTCGTCACCGTCGGCACCGCCGGTGCCTACAGCACCACGGCAGGATACGTGGCCCAGGATCGCACCCAGACTGATGCTACCATCAGCCTGAGCAACCTGATCCACAGCACCTACGCGATCACGGACGCTGAAAAATACAGCTCCTCGATCGACCTCATCAACCGCTTTGCCTCCAGCGCGGCCTACGCGCTCGGCAAGAGCATGGTGGACAGCCTCCTCGGCCTCGTCACCACGGCTTATAGCTCTACCCTCTCCGTCTCCGCCGGTGCGCTCACGTACCGCGGCGTGGTAAGCCTGGGCTACAGCCTGGACAACAACAAAGTCCCGTCGAACGACCGCTACGCGATCGTTTCCCCGGACAACAAGGCCAGCCTGCTTAACGACTCCAACATCGTGGCCAACGCCCAGATCCAAGGCGACGCGGTGAAAACCGGCTCCGTCGGCCTGGTCAACGGCATCGAGGTGTTCAGCTACACCGCGCTTCCGTCGGCGGTTTCAAAGGGATTTGCGGCCCAAAAGGAAGCCCTCATCGTGGCGGCCCGCGTGCCCGAAGCCCTCGACAACTATCCTGGCTCCCAGGACGTCGTCACGGATCCGGAAAGCGGCCTGTCTCTCGCCGTGCGTGAGTGGGTGAACCCCACCCTCGGCACAACGAACCGCAGCTACATCCTGCTGTTCGGCGTGGGACGCGGATCGACCAGCTCGCTTGTCCGTATCGTCTAGTTAGTTCCTCAACTGGTGGGGCGGCTGGATCGGGGGGTCCGGCCGCCCTTCCTCTCTAAAAAATGAAAAACCCCCCGCTTGTTTCCATCGCCCTCATCGCCGGCCCAGGCGAGGGGGCGATCTTGCGTCGTCTAATTGAATCCGCCCGTGGCCTTTGGGACGAGGTGGTTGTCGTGGCCGCCGTCGGTAAAAACAGCTCCGACGACCTGCGGCAATCGCTCAAGGATTCGGCAGGTGAGGCCGGAGTGTTTGGCGAATACCATAATACCCCTGAAAACGCACAGTGGCCTCATATTGATAATTTTGCCGCAGCCCGCAATCAGGCTTTTGCTATGGCCAGCGGAAAGTACGTTCTTTGGGCCGATTGCGACGACATTTTTGAGCCAGGGCAGGCTTCCCTGCACAAGGATCAAATACGGGCGAGGGAAGACGGTAAAGAGACATGGGACCTCCTAGTTACGACGTACGACGTGCAGAACAGCGGGATGCGAAACAACCGCCGGGAACGCGTTTTCCGCCGTCTTGAGGATGGCAGGCTTCCAGCCTACTGGGAGCGGCAGATTCACGAACGGGTAAAACCGATCGATGGGATCAAAATAGGAGTAGCTCGGCACTTAAGAATATTGCACGCTCCATGCGGACAAAAGGCTGCGTCTTCTGAACGAAATAAAAGAATCATCGCCAGCCGCCTGCAGGGCATCGGCATGGAATGGTACTACCTATGCCAGGAGCATTTTTTAAAGAACCAATATAAGGAGGCCATCGGTCCGTGCCTCTTGGCTCTGGAACACGACGACGTGGGCGCCACGGAAAAATATCAGCTCCACGTTCAGGCATCCATGATGCTGGCCGAGCCCGCAAAGCGACTGGAACACCTTGGCAAGGCTATCACGCTTTCCCCGATGCGCCGGGAGGCGTACGGCCTTTTGGCAGGCGACCGGATGGATCACGGGGATTTTTCCACCGCCTACCATATTCTGAAACAGGTGGACGCCATGCCTTCCACGCAGGACTGGAACCAAGAAAATCGCTGGTATAAGCACCTACCACGGCAGCTGATGGCGCAGTGCCTCCGGGCGCTCGGCCAGCATGACGACGCCAAAAAGCTGGTCATGGATGGATTCCGTGCGGCGTGGGGGCGGATCACCGTCATCCATCTTGGGGAGCCGGATGACTGTTTAAAATCCATGGCGCTCTATACTGACTGCGCGGATGGGTCCAACGGAATCCAGCACCTACTCCTCACGCAAAAAGGCCACAAAGTTACGGATCGGCTGCACATCGTGCAGACCGCCGAGGAGGCCATCAGCGAGGCCCTAGGCGACGTTATCCTGACGGTAAAGGCCAAGGACGCCCCGCTGCCCGGCCTACGCTGGGACGCGGCCCTGCTGGAGGATGGCACCGTTCCGTCGGGGGCGGAGCGGTTGCCCAATCCAGTCGATAAAAAGAATCGTGTGTTTATCGGTCTGACCACCACGCCCAAGCGGATCCATACCGTCCTGCCAACCATCCAAAGCCTGCTGGCTCAGTCCATGCCGGCGGATAAGATTGTCCTGTCCGTGGCCGAAAAGCTCGCCCGCACCGGGGAAAGATTTCCGGAGATTCCGGACGAGCTGCAAAAGCTGGAGGACGAAGGAAAGATCACCATTTACCGCAGCCGCGACCACGGCCCAGCGACAAAGTTTGTCGGAGCTGTGCAAAACGGCATCGATACCAAGACGCTTGGCCTAGACGACATCCTGATCTGGTGTGACGACGACATCCTCTACTCGCCAAGGATGGTGCAGACGCTGGTGGAAAATTGCCCGGACGGCGCGGCCATTGGCCTGTGCGGATTCTTTATGACAGGTCCAAAGGGTTACGCCATCGCACCCGACCACCTTGGCCACGCGGAAATTCTTGAGGGATTTGGGGCCATTGCATGCCGCCTTAAGGACATGCCAGACCTTGGCAAGTTTCCGTCATTCACAGCCAAGGAGTTTTCCCAGCTAGGCGACAAGGGCAGGGCACAGTTCCTGGCGGACGATTTTGTGATGAGCCACGCCTTGCGGGAGAAGGGCACCCGCACCCTGGTCTGCGCCACGCCTGATTTTAACCGCACCAACGGCCTTAAGATCCGTGCTGAGGGGCTAGGCGAGGATGCCTTGCAAAACAACAGGGGCACCGGTGGCAACCTTGCCGCCTACGCATTGCTTAGGGGATGAGGGACGAGCCTTGGCTGGACGGCGCGGTCGCCGACCTGTTGGCCAGCTGTGGGCGCAGGCTGGCCATCGACATCGGAGCCAATCACGGCACGTGGTCTATTATGCTAAAACCGCTTTTCGCGCGGGTCATAGCCGTGGAGCCGGACGAGCGCTGCGCGGAAATTTATGGGGTAAAGTTATACCGTTGTGTGGTTGGAGACTCTTCCGGTTTTGCGACGCTTTGGATGTCGTCCAGTCCGGAGCAAAATCACTTGGGAAATCTCCACCCGCTGCATCAATCCGGAGGGCGTCCGGTTCGCGTGCCCATCGTTACCTTGGACGAGCTGTGCAACCATGAGGCTCCTGACTTTGTTAAAATCGATGTCGAGGGGGCCGAGGACCAGATTCTTTTCGGAGTCCGCGATCCGCAGTTATACCGATCCACATCTTTTTTGGTGGAAAGCCACGCCAAGGAGGCCGAGTTGAGCAAGATTCTGCAAGGCTGGGGGCGTCCTTTTGTAAAGATCCCGCATCCAGATCCATGCCCCGACCACTGCTGGCTGGCCGTACCTTCTTTGACATAAGGCATTTTGCGTGACCGAGCTGGACACCCTGATGACCGCCGGCCTTTCCGACATGCTCGCCGGGGCCGGATCCGTAACCGCCTCCATTGGTGGCACTACGGTTACCGGCCTGTATACGCCAGGCGAAAAAAGCGGTGAGCTGGGTTTAGGCGGACTCGTCACGCCCGCCCCGGCAGAGTTTGTCTATCCGGCCACGGCCGCCAGCGCTCCCTCACTCTTGGGCACAATCACCGTTGCCAACGCCACCAAACGCGTGATGACTACCCAGGAGGACGGCGGCCTTATTACCGTAACACTTGGCAACCCCGAGGATGTGCGATGAGCCTGCGTCTTTTGTTTGAAGAAAAGCTGGCGGATTACCTTACGACCGTGAGTCCGTCCAAGCCGTCTGCCCTGCAGGTGCAGGCCGCCCATAAGATCACGGAGCTGGAGATGCCAGCCCTCGTCATTCACGCGGAAAGCGCGGAGACTATGGATGAGGGGATCCAGACCAACACCCGCAAGATCACCGTGCAGGCCAGCGTAATGACGCCCATTCAGGAGACGGCCACGGTTCCCAGCCACACCGCTGCCTTTTTATGGGCGGAGGCCAGGTTAAAGGATCGGTCGGCCATTATTTCTGGAGTCACTGCAGGAGTGACTATTCTTGGGTCGTATATTCAATCGGAGCGGACCGAATCAAACGAGCGAGCAATGTCCGACAGCTTTACTGCAGTTTTTTACGTTGATCCTGCCTAAAGGCTGGTTGACAGGATGCTGAACCGCGTATGGCTTACACCTACGGAACTCCCGCCAGCACCACACTTTCGGAGACGGTAGCCACCACGTTTGAGCGTGTTTTTGTTCAGGGTGCCGATGGGAACGTTAAAAAGGGTTTTAAGAAGTTTGCCCAGGGCGAGACACGCACGGAAGTCTATGACCCAAGTCGATCCAGCCTGCCATCCCTTGCCTCTGGCTCAATGAGCAGTGGCGCCACGGTTGGCTACGAGTACCGGGAAACCAACACCGATCAGCCTCGTTTGAGCACCACCAAACTTGCATGGGGAACTTTCTAAAATGGCCGTAGGAACATCCATAACAGTCAGCGGACTTGTCGTCACAAACGCAACGATTACCGGAACCGTTGACCAGACCATTACGGAAAGCGGAACGGAAAACACGGTTCCTCCTGTAAAGGAAGCGTACAATGCAAGGCACGAGTTAAGCCTGGAGGGAATTGACGATGGTTACTCGACGGCTACCACTGCGATTAGCGCGCTGGGAGCAAGCTTTCAGGTGACCAGCGTTGAGCGCCGGAGAACCCTTGGCGACGTGGCCAAGGTATCTATCCGCGGAATCTACTACCCGGATTTATCATAACCATCCGGGCCAAAAGCCGTGGCCCTGGATAAACTGTTTTCCGAAAGCCTTGTAAACCGGGACGACCACATCGTCCTCGGAGTGCGGCTGCAGCCTTTGTCACTTTGGCATGCGACCCTGCTGGAACTGATAGACAGTCCGTTATGGCATGGAAGAAGCGGAGTCACAATGACCGATTTGCGGCTTGCTGTTGCCATCTGCTCAGGTCGTTGGCCTGAATATTTTATTCCACAAGGATGGAGGCTTATGCTTTGGGCCCTACGCACCAGGCGGTGCTGCCTTGTTATTGAGGCATCAAAGTTTTCAGCTTATATCCGGGATTTCCACGCTCCTCCAATGCTATGGGAAAAAGAACAAAGGGAGCAAACCGATAGGCCGGATCCATGCCCATTGCCGCAACCTCTGGACGTCGTTGCGTGGCTCGTTCGTCACGGTTTTGGCGAGGCTAGGAGCTGGACTATGCCGATCGGCTTGGCGCACTGGTACTATGTCGCCATTGCAAGGCAAAGGGGGGCAGAGGTTGAGCTTGTAAGCCCGGGAGAACAGATGGCAATCGAACAGGTAAAAAGCAGGCGAGCCATGCAAAGGACCGGACAATGTCAGACACCGTAGAGTTTAAGGTAGACGACAGAAATCTTCAGCGGGCCATGGTTAAATTTGCTGTTGCTAAAAAAAAATCTTATCAAGAGACGTTAATTCAAGCCTCAAGGATTTTGGCCGAAAACCTTTCATTCCAAACACAGCCCTTTTCGCATTCAAAATCGGCAAAGGAAAGCGGTGAGGGCGCCGTTGCGTCAGAAATTGGTCGAGTTTATGACGACGCTGGCGAGGTGGCCGGCAAGATAGGCCAAAGCAGTGGACCCTTTGATTTAAAAAGAATAAAATCACCTAGACAGGCTGAGGCCGCCTTTGTCCGTCTTGTTAGATCAGGAGAGTACGAAAAAGCAAAAGACCTTTTAAATGCGTTAAGAATTGACCCGTATTTCAGCACAAACGTCGGAAGGTTTGGTTCTGGGGAGGAGCATAAAAAGGCAAGATTTGGCCCTCGGAAAAAGGTTTCAAGAAATCAGTTCACGCTGCTGGCAGTTACCAATGGTGCCGCAGTCAGGTCATACATAAAAAAAATATCCCAAAGGGTTGGGACGGCAAAGGCAGGATGGGCTAGCTGCTCCCAACAGTTGGGTGGATTTGGCAAAATACCTGCATGGGTTACTCGGCATGCCTCTGGTTCGGCGCTCGGATCCGTTAGCGACGCCTCTTTTTTGGACCGCGAGCCGTTTATACGGATGACAAATAAAGTTCCTTGGATTGATAAGTGTTTGAGCCAAGCACAGATGCAAAGAGCCATTGACATCGCTGCCAACAAAATTATGGCCTTTATCAAAATTTCAATGCAAAAGGCCATTTCCTCATCGGGGTTGTGATTTATGGCTGAAATGACGATCGAGGCGTCCTGGAAGGGGACAAGTGTTGAGACCGGAATTGAGCGGATCAAGCAACAGGCTGGCTCGTTAAAATCCGGGGCAGTCGGAGGAGCCTTTAAGGCTCTTGCATCAGATTTGGCCATGGCAAATGGGCCGGCAGAAATGCTTGCGGCAACCATGAACAGATTGGCCACAACGCTAAAAAGCACAACGCTCGGCGCGGTGGGGATAGCGATTGGCAAGTTATTGGCCGCTCCGTTTGAGCAGCTTTCCATGATTACGCAGTCGGCGGCAAATTCTGCAAAGACAGCAATCGGTGCCATTCAAAAATCTGCCGGTAACATGACTTTTGACCAGGCCATCTCCCAGGCACAGGCATTGCAGTCGGCAATCGACGAAATTGGTAGTTCGATTCAAAAAATAAATACTAATCCGTTTCTGCGGTTGGCTGACGTCATTATGGGGGTATCGAAGGAGCTTAAGCTTTTGCAGGACAGCTTGCGTCTCAATATTGCCAGCAACCTTTCTTTTGGTGCGGAAGTCGATGCGCAAAACGCTGAGCAAATGGTTGGAAAAACAGACGAAGAAAAACAAAGACTTCGCATTAAACAAGAGGCTGAGGCCAAGCGCAGAAAAGCAAGGGATGAAATTCCTGGAACAGGCATAAATTTAGAAACAACTCTGGACGCAATTAACCGGGAGGAAGCCGCCAAGCTTAAAGAGCTGGACATTCAAAAACAAAACAAGGCGAAGGAAGACCAGAAAAAAATCCAGCAGGACATCCTAAAGACCACAGAACAGATTGCAAAGGTCGAGGAAAAGATACGGCAGGGCCGCATGAAGGAGCCGGAGCTGGCCGATGAACTGGTAAAAAAATATGAGCAGTTGAAGGGTATGCAGGCGTTGTATGCCTCTTTTGGAACGCTTGAGGGGCAAAAGCAGGCGGCTCAATTTGGACTAGAAGCGGCACAGATTAAGGAGCAGCTAGCCGGGATGGGGCGTGCTTCCAGTCCTGGGCAAATTCTTGCCGACAGCCTGCAGCAGGTCAGCGGCGGAGGGCGCTCTGCCTTTATAGGTGGCCAGAGTCAGATTGATTACCTGAAGAAACTAAACGATACAGGGGACCGGCAACACAAGGCTTTAATGGAGATTGTTGCCAATACCGGATCCTCGAATGGAAAAGTGGGAGTAAACTAATTTATGGCAACCTACGAACAACCAAATCGCACTAGGACAGAAGATCTCAAAACTGGCAAAAACACTCTGACCGTCACTTATGTGGGAGATGTTCAGGCCACGGCACCAACAATTTCAAACGCATCCCTTTTATCCACCAGCGTCGTCAGCGCGGAGGCCGGACTTATCCGGACCACGTTCCAGTATGACATGACAGATTCAACCACTACGACCAGTCCAACAGGCACAGGTTTTACCAGTGTCGGTATTGAGTACGTGGGGAGCCTGCGCACGGTGCCAATTCAAGCCCACAAAAGATACCAAAGCCTGAGACCTGAAGAGCAGAAGGCTGTGAGGGATTTTGTCCAAAACGTCACGACATCAAAAGCGCTTCCGGCTGAGTGGGAAGACAAGTATGTTTATTATCGGGAAATGCGTGAGCTTGCGACAAAAATGCTGGCCGGACAGGAAAGCTACTATGAGCCATCTGTAATACTTAGGCGCACATATTATGCCAGCTCGCTTCCAAGCGGTAAAAAACTTGGAAAGATAAAATCTCCAGGCATTTTTTATGCCGCAAAACCTGGGCTTGCAAATTGGCTTTTAGTTTCACTTTCCGCACGCGGCCAGGCTGGAAACTATACTATCGTTGAAGAGTACGAGCTTAGCGGGGAAAATGGCTGGGATGAAGCTTTGTACAGCGAATAGCAATGGCCTCCGATCAGTCAGATAGTTTTCAGATTGGGGCTTTTCAGGTACGCGAAAACCCGTCAAATCTTACGCTTGCCGACAAGCTAAACCGCATACGAGAGGCCATAGATCAGGTCAGGCTTCAGCCAGGCCCTGGATACACACTAAGCCGCACGCGAGGCGGAACAACCATCCAGATACTTTCCCGCCAAGGATCTTCCGCCCTCAGTGAGTCCTGCCCGTTTGACGTGTCGGTTGAGGCTTCCGGTTCCAGCTACAAAATCAAGGTTCTTCCAGGAACGCTAAATGGCCTGATGGCTGTAAATTATGCGGACTGCCTTTCCTATGAGTCAACAACCCTATCTGTAGCCACATCGGGATCTACTAATGTTGTTCTGGATGTGACCACCGACGGAAAACAGGTGACGTCATTTACGCTGGCCACCCAGGCAACCGTAACGGCTATGAGCCCGACCACCCCGCTGGCTCCAACTGGCTTTAAATGGCCAGTTGCCCATGTGAAAAACGGAGTGGTCTACAAGACAATCGGCTGCGGCAGCCTGCAGGCCAGCGTAAAGGAAAACGTGCGTGTAGCAAAAGCCCCTGCCACACCCGACGACAACGCATACGACATTTACTACTACTGGACGTTGAGCTCTTTGTAATGTTTTCCTACAATCACTTCCGTTCTGACCTGCTCCCGGTCGTATCCAGCAGCGACGGCGGGACAGTGTTTGGGTCACAAAAAAATGAATGGAAAATGGACGGCAACATTTTTGTTGTTGAGGAGCTGCGCGGAAACTGGCTTACCGACAGGCTGAGCTTCAGTGCCATAACTTATCCAGCATCTGCCAGCACTTACCCGGTTAGCATTCAGGCAACCAACACCAACTCAAGTCAAGTATACACCAGCACAATTATTTCACAGACATTAGGCTTTTCATCGACAGGAATTGGCTCACGAACATTCACCGCTCCAAATACGACCACTTACCAGCTTGCCACCCTGTATTTTTCGGACACCGGAACGACGATTTCCGGTTCTGCCCAGGCAACTGGAACCACAACTGGAGCCAGAACAATTACGCAGTCTAACGTGACAACGCTTGTGCCGGCTGCGCTTCACGAGTCATTCAACGAAACCAGGTGGTACATCATGCGAGAGCATCCATTTGGAAATTCCCCGGATGGCCTTCGCAGGGTTGGGCTGGCCTATGGGCTGGGTGAGGTTGGATCGAGCCAAGGGTCAAGAATTGCATCCAGCCTTTCTGCCTCCGGTCCGCAATCCTACAACTCAACAAGGTTTGTCCTTACCAGCACAAGCTCTGTCGACACTGCATCAAATATTTCCTTTTCAGAAACAAAGATCAGGAAAACCATTTATGCGACCTCGCTTCTTGGATCAGGAGACGCGTCTGCTTACCGGAGGAAATTTGACGGACAGGCTGCCTTTAATACTCAGGGGACATCCGGATCTGCAATGGAAAAGGGGATTGGTCAGCTTCTTTCCCCATCCATTTCGCCTGATTTTCAGGCTTTTGTCCAGGTTGCTGATGGTGTCTGGTTCCGAAGAATTTTTACCAATTTGGAATCCGCCTCCGATTCCGGCCAGTATTCAATCGGAGCTAGCTCGGCATCCTTGAGGTGGTCCTACCTTTCCTCCTCTTGGAAAATGTTTGCGACCATTAGCAATTCCTCGACAAGCTCGACCACTGAAATTTCCATGCTGACAGCTTCCGCTGCCGCCACGACTTCTGAGTTGGCGGTAAAGTCTGTCGGGATCAGCTCCTGTGCACTTGGTCCGCTTTTACCGTTTTCTGGGAGCAGCCTGCAAAACATCACAATCAGTATTTCCGCAACGTTCAACAGCTCCATGCCTTTTGCTGTTTTTAGCGGCTACGGATCGACATCATCAGCATCCAGCCTTTCCGCATCTTATGCCTCTGGATCCTCCTATTCGTTTTCTGGAGGAACAGGAAACAGCAATCTGCCATTTTTTGTTGGTTGCCAAGGGCTTTCGATTAGCACGACAAGTCAATCCGGCTATGAGGTTGACGAATCTGACGCAACAATTTTCCAAAACTCCAAATGGAACGAGGCCTGGAGAGGTGATTCCGTTTCTGTAAGTCAATGATCCGCATCGGCACATTCGCCACCAAGTCCTTTGCCTACGCCCTTGAGGCGGCAGTGCAGCGGGCCGCGCAGGCTGTATCTTATGCTGGTCACCCGGGCCCTTTTTCATGGCACTTCGTCACTGATTCAATTTCTACGGTTAAGCCAGCAGCCCGACTTTCGGAAAAGCTTATTCCCGGGTGCAGGTCAATTATTACGGAAAATGCCGGAGCCATGGAAACCGGAGCCCCCTACAAACAGGAAAGGCAGATTCTTATCGCCAATGGGCAGCAGGCCCTTTTTGACCAAGCCAGGGCGGATTGCGCCGAGATATTTTGGTCAATCGAATCCGATGTTCTTGTGCACCCCAAAAGCCTGCGGGTCATGCTCGACGGTTTGGCTTTTGACCACGGTTATTACGGTGTGTCGACGTGCACATATCCAAGCCAGGGTGGCGGCGGGTTTCTTGGAGGTAGAGGGGATCCTGCCCAGCCCATTTCGGAGTGCTTTGAAGAGGACGAGCGGCAGGTACCTGCGGATCTTGCGGAAAGCCACAAGGCCATAAAGAGGGAATTTTCGGAACTTAAGGCGCCACCCTCTGCAGAGCTTTTGGCAAAAGCCGAGCAAATCAGGGAAAAACTCCGTTCTTGTCCTCCATTGGGAAACATTTTTGAGCTTAACGCAAAGCGCTGGAGGCGCAGGGGATGGCTGGATAATGCCTACCCGGCAATCGGAATAGGTGCTATGTTGCCCACAGACTGGTGCGGCTTGGGCTGTACCCTGCTTTCAAAAAGGGCCTTGGATCTGGCGGATTTTTACGGATACGAAGGCAAGGGGACGCAGGATCTTTTCTTGTGCTGGCACCGTTGGTGGCCGGCCGGATGCAGAATTAACGTTATCCCTCACGCGCCGTGCGACCACGTGGTGCGGACAAAGGAGGATTCTGGTCAAGGTCATATCCATTGTTACGCTTATCACGAGCCCATGGGCGAGGCTCAGGGACACCTGCGTGTACGGCATATCCCATGGTCATCATTGACATCCTGTCAGCCTTCGTAACCCCATGCCCGCGCAGACCTACAACATCACTATCGAGCAGGGCGCGGACTGGATCCGTGACCTGTATCTGACAACTGCAAGCCAGGGGACCATTGACGTTAGTGGCCGCACGTTCAAGGCGGAAATCCGCCAGTATCCAAGCGGAACGGTGGCAACTGCCATTAGCTGTTCTGTCGTATCTGCAGCCGGTGGACAGGTAAGAATGAGCGTCACAAGTGCGGCCAGCCTTGTCGTGCCAACAGCCGGCGCAAAATGGGATCTTTTTATGAGCAACGCAGGAACCGTGACAAAGCTTCTTACCGGAGATGTCACGCTAAAACCAAGAATCACCGTATTGTAGAAATCAAGCTGACATATCCAGGAGAACTGAACAAGCAATGTCCGACATTTATTTAAGCATTTCAGAGTCGCCCGCCGTTGTGACGCTGTCTCAACCAGTTGTCAGCGGAGTTTTGTCCAGCACCGTAACCGTTGCGAACACAGTGACGGTTGCCTTGGACTCAAACAGTCTTTCCTCCCTTGAAAATATCACCGTTACAGTCGGGGCTGCAGTAACCGTTTCCAACTTCCCGGTAACCCAGCAGGTATCCGGAACCGTCACCATCTCCAACCTGCCCGCCACCCAGGCCATCTCCGGAACCGTTACGGCCAACGGTGGGGATTTTGCGGCCAATTTTAGCGACACCCCTGCGAATAGGGGCGTGCAGATTGGATATGAAAATTACGACAGAGACGCATTTCGTTTTGTCACGCTGGATGACCCGCTTCCTGTAATTCTTCGCGGCTCGCAGTTATCCGATGGGCAAACCGCGGTAACCCAGCCGATTTCGGGAACCGTCACGGCCAACACGTCGTTTGGGTCGAGCCTTGGCTTGGCCATTGAGCAGGTGGACGACAGCGGAAACGTGGGCCAAAAAATTGCCGTCCAGCTCTACAACCCAACAGGCCTTGCGATTGGTACATCTGGGCAAACGCTTGCGGTCTCCGGAACCGTTACCATCGGATCCCTCCCGGCGATCTCGGGAACCGTCACGGCCAACAACCCCTCCGGTGCCCTAACCACCCGCTTTGGCTCTGTAACCACGGCGAACACGGCCCAGATCACCTCTGCAGTCACAAACGCCTCCCGCAAGTTTCTCCTTGTCCAAAACATCGCCACCAGCACCGTGACCATCGGGATCGGGTTTTCCCCTACCACCACCCAAGGCATCCAGCTTGCAAGCGGGGCAGGGCTGACCTTCGATGCGTTTTGCCCGACCGGGGCGGTTTACTGGCTTTCTAGCGTGACAGGCTCGAACTGGTCGGTGCTGGAGGGCTAGGCGATGGGCTTCATCTCCGCCCCTGTCGATCTGTCCAGCCCAGCCGCCATCGGCTCTACCACGCCGAACACGGGGGCGTTCACCACGCTTTCGGCTAACAACGGCACGCTGACGGCAAGTTCTCCTGCTTTTACGCTGGAACAGACTTGGAATAGTGCTGGAATTACCTTCACAGCTTTGCGGGCCAACATCACCGATACGGCTTCGGCTTCGGCAAGCTTATTGATGGATTTGCGGGTTGGGGGAAGTAGTAAGGCAGTCATAAACAAATCTGGTGGAATACAGGCAAATGTTGGACAAGCATCATTAGGATTTGGATTTACATTTTTAGGTGGAACTAATGGAATTTACAGCCCAAGCGCAAGCGGTTCTTGGTTCCTTGCTTACGCAGGAACTGCAGTTGCCGAGGTTAGGTCATCTGGCATTGGATTGCAAACAGGATCTCTTTCTTGGGGGGGTACTTTTGGGGGAACTCAAGATGTAATTTTAACAAGAGATGCGGCGTCAATTCTCGCTCAAAGAAACGGAATTAACGCCCAGACCTTCCGACTCTACAACACCTACACAGACGCATCTAACTACGAGCGGGGATTCTTTCGGTGGAGTTCCAATGTATTGGAACTGGGAACGGAGGCGGCTGGGACTGGGACGGCTAGAACTGTAAGATTTTATGGTCAAGTTGCGATGGGCGTTACCAATCAAATAAGTGGCGCACATTTACAAATTGGCAGTGTTCCTTATGGATCAGCCGCCGATTCTTCTTTGTTTGTAAGCAACAGTTTAAGTCCGAATAATCCAGTTATCATAAACGCACATGGAGTTTCAACAACTACTAGGCGAGCTTCAATTTTATTTTCTAATTCTTATGGCTCTGCTTATAATAAAGCATTTGAAATAGGAACTGACCAACAAAAAAATGGAACGCACGACTTTTATTGGTATGACAATTTAAACAATGTTGCTCGCATGTATATAGATGCAAATGGAAAGGTTGGCATTGCGACCACTTCTCCATCTGTTTTATTGGATGTAAACTCCAACACAATACGCCTTCGAACAGCAAGAACTCCAGCAAGCGCAAGTGCGGCAGGAGATCAAGGAAGCATCTGCTGGGATGACTCATATATCTATGTCTGCACCGCCACAAACACTTGGAAGCGTGTGGCTATTTCTACTTGGCCATAATTTATGAAACAAATCCAACTAACCGAAGAACAGGCAAAAAACACGATGCAACTGCTCGACCTCGCCGTGAAAGCTGGAGGGCTGAACGCCTCCGTGCTGGCGTTGCCGATCGCACAGGCGATTGAGGGCCAACTGACGGACCAGAAGGAAAAATGAAGTGGGCGATTGCGGCCGCATGCCTGATCTGCCTTGCTTCCTGCCAGCAAAAACGGGAGGACCGGGACAGTCTCCCGGAGTACGGGGACATGGGGGCGGCTGCTGACGCCGGGAGGGTGCAGTCCAAATGAGCACCCAGGGCGGATCC